CTGCGGCTTCTTGAATCTCCTCCCGGGCTTACGCCCAATTTTTCCAGCCTAGGTGGCTGGCACCCAACGGCGTTTTAATACAACTGCGCCGTGCAGTGCGCTTCGCTCTAAATGATGAGCATCAGTTGAATCTCGATACTTAATAGTCTCGAGTCTCACGAGGCTCTTCTTTAGGGCTGAGTATCCGTCTATTCTGTCACTGCGATAGACTGGACTAGGGATCCACCCTTTCAATTCGAAACGGTGGAGACTAGAATTCCATCTCTCGATGGATCTATATCCCAAGAAAGATACTCGTCCAAGTGCGGAACTCTCACGGAATATGGAAGGGTCTTTCGACATTTCCATTAGCCTCTCTTTTGAGACGCTAACATAGGGTAAAGACCCTATGATTCGCTCAATAACAGTGTACATGAGCTGGGCAGTTCGCCAATAACCCTTCAAATAGAAAAGGTTAGCGGTTGCTGTCCACGAGATAATTTCCGAAGCTTGGCGCCTGTTTTGCGGACGCTCTTTACGAAGGTAAACCGGTGTAACTGGCTCACCATCATATGCGTCTATTCCACACGACTCTCGAAACTTTCCAGTTAAGAAAGTCTTGGAATTATTTACCTTACAATTGTACTTTTGTAGGTAATCCAAAACAGTACTCGCATACGTTGACGGGACGACTATGTCGTCACCATAAACGTAGACGTCACGACTAACATAAAAACAGTTAGCGTACGTCACAGGAAGGTCGTGTGCCTTAAGTAGAGCCGCTACACATATAGTGTAGAAGTACATCGACTCTACCGGGAAACACAGAGCACTACCCATCGAGGCAAACTTCTTTAAGGGCCCAATAATGGACCCATCAGGAAGTTCCGCCCTCGTCGAACGACATGCGTCAATCGCGTCCCGAAGATCGGGATTCGCGTGAAACATCTCTAATGATAGATCACGTGGAACACGATCACTAGCATCAGAAAGATCAATCGTTGCTAATTGACCTGTCTTCGAAGATATCAACGCCAGCTTCTGGTTCACAGATTGATCACGAAAATTTACGTGACCTTTTGTGAGTTCAGAAGATTCGATAACGTCATATAAGACGCTTCGAATTGCCTGTTGTGCATATTGCATACAACTCGGCTCTATAGCGATGATACGTGGACCTTTTAATGTCTTCGGAACAGGGGTAACCCTAACAGGTTGCTCCTGATCTTTGGAAATGATCGTTACTTTCTCGAACTCTTCCGATTCTAGGGCACTTACACAGTAAGTACTTTCTAAAACTGGAAAATATGGTTCGAGGCGATCATGCCATAACCCCCAGACGTACTTTCTGTTTCCAGAAACTCGTTCGGCGGTTGCGCCGGGACCATGCTTTGGTATTACAGTGGCCAGGTCAATATTGACCAGGCTATTGTCCCAAAGCACAGAAGCAACGTGACAAAAAGCCACGCTAGCCTCTTCCGGCACTGAGGACATGTCAAAGGACTGCTCAATTGCATTGAAACCTTGAAGAGCGGATGCCACCCTTTCAGGTGTGCATTCGAGTTCAACTTTCTTGAAAGCCAGACAAATTTGCCTGATGCTATCAACAAGTGTGGAACAATCTCTAAAAGATGTTTCATTGTAAATCCTCCCTGTCTCACGGTCGAAAATCAGACTGAGCATACCTTGCAGAAATGCAGGGATTGCTCCACTCTTTCGGAAATTCCGGAAAAGTGATGAGTCTATCTTCCCATTTGCGAGGCTTCGTTCGAAGTCCTCACAAAATTTGGGAAGGGTTATCGTCAAAAACGATATACCTTCATTTTCGACCCGTGATATCATAGTTTCGATATCACGTAAATCAGAGACATCAGCGATGCATTTGGCACAAGCATCTATATAGATGATACGTGCCATCTCTAGGTGATCACTTACGTTGCTTTTCAAGTCTCCTCCATATCTGGGGGTAAACTTCAAGCCACGTACGTCCGCCTCGCTGACGCCACGATAGGCATCAGCCAAGCCGATACCAACAAAAACTAGCAGCGATTAGTCTCTTCCAAGAACTTCTCAATATCTTCTTCCTTATTGGGAGAAGACGCAGATCCCCTAACGGGGTTTTGCTCTTGATAGGTCTTTAGAAGGTCTTGAAGCATAAGCAACAAGACTTGACCAATCTCAGCTAGAAACGACTTTGCGTAGGGTTTGAATGGATCAAGATTCTTGACCATACAACTTTCCTATCGCAGTGTTGTCAAGCCAGGTCTTAAGACCGGCTACAAGCTGTTCTACTTGTGTTTGACTAAACCCGACTTCGGGTCTATCAATTACAAAGTAAAAACTGAGCGTCTCGTAATCATTCTCAGCAGTGAGAGGATCCGCGACGACAGCGCGTTGATCGATCCGAACCATCGAACGAATACGTTTGTTCGACTTCTGGTGTGAGATCGTTAATTTAAACGTCTCATCGCTCATCTGATACGTGGCACTAGTGCCCAGTATCAAAATACGAGCCATCGATTTCGCGACAGCATTAACGGTAACGACTTGTGGATCAGCGAACATACTTGGTTGACCTCCATTGAGAAATGGGTGTTATTCCAACTAAGTCTCGCCCGTTCCCACGGGGCAAAACTATTCTTTAATAGTTGGACGATTGAAAACTAGCAGTTTCACTAGTATTAACCATTTCTGGCAATACTAGATCCTCGGGTAATTCCGAGAGCTGCTAGGATCGCTAATTGTCGCGGCGTTAAATTTTGCCACGACAAGCAAAAGTTGTAAGGATTATCTGCTTTCTGACGTTGTTTGGCCTCCGAAAAACGAGACCACTCAAACGTTTTAGCCCCATCCAAGAAGTGACAAGTTTGTATAAACTTGAATTCTCTTAAATGATGGTGCATCAGATACATATACTTGGACACCATAGAATCGTAGGCCCAGTCGGTCGCGCGATCAATATGATCGCCGATATCGGCAAACCAATCGATTAACCATGTCCAAGGCGTCGCTTGATAGACTACGGACGGGTTCAACCTGGCTCCATACAACGTCAAATAACGTTGGATCTGAGTCATATTATCGTCATATGACGATAAATTATGGTCGAATTCCGGACGGTAATACTTGAAGCTTCCTTCGCACCACACGTGAGTTTTTATAATCTCGCGTAGTTCGTAGTGGGCTTTACAGTTATTACCATTGACATTAACATCCTCCATCATACTTAGAATCTTTCCACCGGTTGGAAAACAGCCGATGGTATAGTTTCTAGTGATGAGGGTGTCTGTCTCCTCGTCTTGAATTGCGCGAACCCTTTTCACCCAAGTGTTGTTATTACGAGTAACCTCGTCTATATACACTTGGCCACTGATAGCTACATCACAAAATTTGTAGATATCATTGATGAAAGGGACCCAGCCAAACTGGTAATTGAGAAAGTCTTCCGACAGCCCTTTAGGCTGTTGTAGGATTGGTGTTGTTTTGCCACCCAAAGCTTTCCATGATTCATGGAATGCCTTTGAGGTTGCTTGCAGCATTCGTGGTACATCCCTAGCTTCCGCTAGGGCCACGGCCAACCCAGCTTTCGCAAGTTGAGGTCTTAACTTCTTATAGACCTCCGCGCAATTGGCATTAGCTACAGGGATCAACGTCGGATGAGGTGGAGAATCTATCCCAATATTCTCATAACGAGACATTGGTATAGGATCCGCCCCAAACGATGGGTTGACGAAACCCCCGTCGTAATAGTATATGAACGGGCCCCCGGGTTCACCCCAGGGGATCGATCTATACGACCCGACGCCCTTTACAGTAAACTGCGGCAATAGCGCCTTTAAATTCATGAAGTTTCCACCAGTTAAATAGGGTGGACCTGGATTTACAACATCCCAAGTCCTCTCTATCTCTTGAGAGGAAACGGACGGGAAATCAATTTGATCTACCGACGATACTTGTTGACCGTTGGACTCCTTTATTTTACGAAGGCGTCCAGCTACCACTTTCCCAAAAACGGGAGGTGGAACAAGTCGTTCACGAAAGCGCTTGCCGAGCTCTGCCATATAGCGAAACCTCCTTACTAACCTTAGAGAATG